TCCTTGTCCACCTTGAGGGCCTTGTCCGCCCTGCGCACCAGCATTACCTTGAGCACCAACATTACCTTGTGCGCCAGTCTCACCCTGTGATCCCTGTGCGCCAGCATTACCTTGAGCACCAACATTACCTTGTGCGCCAGTCTCACCCTGAGAACCTTGAGAACCCGCATTACCTTGAGCACCTACAATACCCTGAGAACCTTGAGGGCCTGCGCTACCTTGTGCGCCAGCATTACCTTGAGCACCAACAATACCCTGAGAACCTTGAGGGCCTGCGCTACCTTGTGCGCCAGCATTACCTTGTGCTCCTGCGTTACCTTGAGCACCAATAATACCCTGAGCACCTTGTGCGCCAGCATTACCTTGGGCACCTTTTATTCCTTGCGCACCTTGTTCGCCTTGAGCACCTTGTGTTCCTGCGTTACCTTGTGCTCCAACAATACCTTGGATACCTTGTTCGCCTTGAGCACCTTGTGTTCCTGCGTTACCTTGTGCTCCAACAATACCTTGGATACCTTGGGCACCAATAGCACCCTGCGCACCCGCATTACCTTGTGCTCCAACAATACCCTGAGAACCTGTAGCACCAGTAGTACCCTGTGCTCCTGCGTTACCTTGAGCACCAATAATACCCTGAGCACCTTGTTCACCCTGAGAACCTTGAGAACCCGCATTACCCTGTGCACCAGTAAAACCTCGAGCACCTTGAGAACCAACCGCACCCTGTGATCCGACACTACCTTGAGCACCGGTATCGCCTTGAGGGCCAATATCACCTTGAGAACCCTGAGCACCAACAGCACCCTGAGCACCAACAGCACCTTGCGGCCCTGCTTCACCAGTAGTACCCGTTGGCCCTTGTGGGCCAGGAGTTGTACCTGCGGGCCCTTGTGGGCCGGGTTCACCGGTATTTCCTATCGGGCCTTGTGGGCCAGGAGTTGTACCTGCGGGGCCCTGTGGCCCTGCGTCACCTTGAGTACCAATCGGGCCTTCCGCTCCTTGAGGGCCTGCGCTACCTTGGGAACCAACCTCACCTTGAGCACCAACGTCACCAACGGCACCCTGAAGACCTTGATCTCCTTGTGGGCCCTTAGAACCTTGAGCACCAACGTCTCCGACATTACCTTGAATACCGATAGAACCTTGAGCACCAGCAGCACCTTGAACACCAACGTCTCCGACATTACCTTGAATACCGACAGAACCTTGAGCACCAATAGCACCTTGAGCACCTTGCTCACCAACGTTACCTTGGATACCAGCAGAACCCTGAGAACCTACAGCGCCTTGAGCACCTTTGTCACCAACATTACCTTGGATACCGACAGAACCTTGGGCACCAATAGCACCCTGCGCGCCTTGCTCACCAACGTTACCTTGAATACCAGCAGAACCCTGAACACCTACAGCACCCTGTGCTCCAACTTCACCAACGTTACCCTGAATACCGATAGAACCTTGAGCACCAGCAGCACCCTGTGCTCCAGCTTCACCAACATTACCTTGGATACCGACAGAACCCTGAACACCTTGAATTCCTTGTGGGCCTATTTCTCCGACATTACCTTGAAGTCCTTGTTCACCAACTGAACCCTGAATACCTTGGACACCAATAGGGCCTACGTTACCTTGTAGTCCTTGAGAACCCTGCGCACCAACTGCGCCCTGTGCTCCGACTTCACCAACATTACCTTGAATACCTTGGTCACCTTGATTACCCTGCGCACCTTGTGCTCCAATTTCACCAACATTACCTTGGATGCCCTGAACTCCAGTACTACCTTGAGCGCCTTGAGCACCAATCTCTCCAACGTTACCCTGAAGACCTGTAGCACCAATTGCCCCTTGGACACCTTGGACACCGATAGGGCCTACATTACCTTGTAGTCCTTGAGAACCTTGAGCACCCTGAGCACCCTGTGCTCCAATCTCTCCAACATTACCCTGAAGTCCCTGAGCACCCTGAGCACCTTGTTCACCCTGTGCTCCAATTTCTCCGACGTTACCTTGGATACCTTGGTCACCTTGAGGGCCTTGTTCTCCTTGGTTACCGCGTTCACCGACATTACCTTGGATACCTTGGACACCAGTGATACCACGAACACCCTGAGGCCCAATCTCTCCGACATTACCCTGAGAACCTTGGGTACCAATTGCCCCTTGGACACCTTGGACACCAATAGGGCCCTGCGGCCCGATGATTCCTTGAGCACCCTGAGAACCAATTTCCCCCTGACCACCTTGAGGGCCCTGCGGCCCCGTATCACCAATCTGAGTGTTCTCGATAGTGTAGTTAATTAAATCAATCTCATACTGTAAATTGATGGTATTTGAGTTTAATGTCGTGAGAATAGTATCATGTTGCGTGACGCGTGAATCCAGAAAACTAATATTGTTCTGGTTGTCAAGAACAGTTTGAACATTCAATCCATTTAGGTAAGTGCCAACTGAACTATCAATGTAATTAGAAATAAATTCTGGGGTAATAGTACCCGCTGCGCTCATATCAACAAGCGAGAACATCTCTTGAAAGTTCGCATTGATTTTAGCAGAGGCGTCTCTTAGAGTATCACCTTTCCCGTCATTAACCGAGGTGCCTGTATTAATAATTTGCCGAGTCATTGTGCTCTATTTCCTTTTTTATTATCCACCGCCTTCACCCGCATCCATAGTTTCGTAGGTCTGTGACGCATCCAATCCACCATCGTCTAGTGTAGGTGGTTTAACACCAACCCACTCTGCGACACTATCGTTGAAGTCGTCTACAATCTGTTGAAGAGTTATACCGTCATATTTCTCTAGAGTTTCTAAAGAACTTATAAGTATACCTTCTCCGGCGTCTTTCTGTGCTTGAGTTCTCGCATCTACTGGGTCATTCTCTTCCATAACAAGTAAAGAGTATGTGGGTCGTAGGTCTACGTCTATGGGTGTTGTCTGTATTTCAATAGCATAACTAGGTATTTCTAGTGGGTCTGTTGTATCCCCCGCTTTCAAATAAACTTGTGCTTCACTTAATGTCTGTACTTCCGCAGAAAGGTACCATCCAGCGGGGTGTACCATTTTCTTATAAAAACTTTGATAATCGTCTAATGACATACCTGTTTTCAAAAGAATTGAGAATATCTGATATTTTCTATCGTCCTGAATATACTTCAGAGACTTAGGCCCTATTAAAGAGTTGCCCGGTCTGTCATTTAAAATGAATATGTTATTCTTAGGGTACACGACCTCAACATCCTCGTCAAAGAATGCTTTAAAGAATTCATTCACCGATAACACAGTACCTTTAGCGCGATAGAAGTCTGCCAGTAATCGAGTCATCAACCTAGCGTCTTGCTGTGGATGAAATGATTCTCTTGTCAACCCATCACTTATCTCTGATATTAAAGTATCTAGGTCTATTAGATTAACGTGCGATATATCACGAGCATTAAACAAATCATAAATCTGTTCACTGAATGTTGCTAATCCCTGTTCTTCCTGATACTCATAGTACTTCTCAAGAAATTCTACTAATCTTGGATATTCGCTTTGATAGAATTCAGGAAGTACACCCTTTACTATGGGAGCGTGGAAACTCGGTCGATAAATTTCCTTTCCAATAATTTGTGCCATTATAGAGAGACCCTAGTTGTACCATCATCTAATACAGCCTCTGTAGTTGATAATGATTTGTCTAGTGATATCACATAGTTACGTAAAGGTTTTACTGTACTCTGGTTAGCAGGTGTAGCACTTACTTTAATAGAACCGCCAACATAAGAATCTTTATCGATTGACAACGCAATCAGGGATACCTTACCTTTAGCTGGGTCATACGTACCGATGTTATCTATTTTAACTATATTATTCAGATCAACTAACTGTAGTCGAGTAGAACCTAGTTTGTTTTTAATGCTAACATTCTGTCCCTGCCACTTAAATCCAGTAGACGTTATGATATAGTCATCATTATCTGGGTTAGCTAATATAACTGGGAAGTTTAATGTCCAGTTTCTGGTTATTTCCGAAACAAGTTGACCTGTCGCGGATTCGATTGCCGCAATTTCTGTGGAGACTGGAATACGTTGCTGTAATTTAACATCCATTCTAGAGTTGATTATGTACTCTGATATTTTATCAATTTCAGTCAATAAGTTAGAACGTCTAAATGTAGAGTTAAACTTCTCTAAATTAGCTGACACAAAGTCATCTACGATGACATTCACCAATGCTTGAAGAGTTTCGACAGAAGAAATGTTTTTGGTCTGGTCTACTTGGAAAACTGTGCGCAATTCGAGGTATGTGGTTTCTGGGTCAACAAACTCAGTGTCGATAGACATAATAGATAACTTAGAAGTTAAGTTGTCTTTAATACTACCCTTAACAGTTTCTTGAGCAAACTCACTGATACCGTCAATAAAATTAAGACTTACAAATACCTTACCGTACTGTGGAGGTTCGTTATCGTTACCACCCCAACAGAAAACATCCTTGATAAAAGGTGAAAATTTCTGGGATATTAATGTACTATAGTCATTCGCAGTAACCAATCTTTGCTGTGAAGTAAACCCACGAGGTGCGTTCAACTTAATTGACGAAGTAGTTTCTCTTGCAGAACCTCCATTAGCTGGAGTAATCGTGGTAACATTAACTGAGTAAAAGTTACTCAAGTAACTAATTTGTGCCGTAGAGAATACAGACGCACCATTAGGTTCCGCCCCTCGTGAGGAACGGTACTTTATTTGTATACGGTTACCCGCAATAGGACTACTGCCTAGGATTCTACCACCACCAAAATAAATCTCATAGAACCCATTGGATGACTCACGCAACATAAAGATGTGAGAATTTCTATCAATAGTAGATACTTTGTCAATATTAGTGTAATTTAAACTATCTACACCAGTCCAGTCGCTAAACACTTGGACTTCCATACTGTCTGTATCAATCGTTGCGTCTTCAATAACATATACGTTATCGTCAGAAGCGTTACCTACTAAGAAGTTCTTAGTTTTAATTTCACCTTCATAAACGGTTATAAGTTCACTACCTGCTGCCGTCTGGAATATATACTGGTCACCTGACTTTCTAGAAGTATATTCGCTGGGCGTTTTAAATGAATATAGTATATCATCATACTGAGCAAATAATTCTGTACCTTTCGGTAAGGATATAATATCAGGCCCGTTGGGAATAACTACTGATATTTTAACTTCAGCAGATGACGCAGTTCGAGATTTAGGTACATACCCTAAAAGTTCCGCATGGTTAACCACCGAAGTACGAAGTTGTGCCGTAGTGATGAATGACTCATTGATAGCCATATTAGCAATCAGACCATTCACATGAGTGTTATAAGCGAGAACATCTAGTATGCTAGATAGTCCAGACGCTTCAAAGTCATAATCAGTAAACTCACCACTTTGCTTGTAGTAGGTCTTCAGTTTATTTTTAATGTTTACAAAATCGAGATCCGACGTTGATATAGGCATTTAGCGTATCCTCGCAATATTCACGTTCAAACTTACCTGCTCTAATGTACTGATAACCTGAAAGGTGATTGTTAAATCTAAAGAGTTATAATCGGGTGAAAATTTACTAACGACCCTTTGTAGTTTCGCTCGTGGTTCGTAATTATTAATAGCGTTGCGTACCATCGATTTGATATTATCGTCGTCAAACTCATCACCTAACTCAAATAACATACCTTCCAAGTTCGCTCCAAATGACGGAGCAAAAGGTTTAGACCCTCTGTTACACAACAAAAGATTCTTGACAGACTGAGCCACAGAGGAGGCCTCCGTCTTCTTGTATATATCTCCAGATGGTTTCACCGTAAACGAACAATCGATATCCGAGTTTTTCTTTTGAATAGAACTCGTGATTGGTCGAGTGGTAAGATTGCCATCTTCTATTGATGTGAGTTTTTTAACTGACATGGGCTTCCAACTCTTTTTGTAGTATTTATACAGTTTGCTAAGGCGCAACAATCTCAATCTTGGTAGGAATGCCGAGTAATTCCAAAACATCACAAAAACTTAGCGTTAATAGTTCTAACAACTTACCGAGTCCGATGGCATCAAGGAATTTTTTAATCTTTTTTATCCATATACTCAATAAATGCCATTGCCAGTTAAGCGCAAAGTCGCGAGCACCTTTCTTGAAGTTATCAATATCTTGCTCTGCGGATTTAACTTTTCCTTCCATGTCACCGCCTATGATATCATCATATACGTTGAAACCAAGAATTTCTATTTCTTTCAATTGGTCAGCAATCATCGCATAACCCTTACCTTGAAGTTTAGCCTTCTCAGCATCTAGGTCGGGTTCCGACATGCCTTCGAAGAATCCTTCAACTCGTTCTATTTGTTGATTGACTTCGGCAATCTTATCTTTAACTTCATCCTCTATCTGTTTGATAGTAGAATCTATCCATTCATTGATATCAAAGTTCAATAGGTCTGGGAGTGAAGGTAATCCTAATGCGTCCCAAATCTCTTTAAATTTTTTGATGAGTTTGTTAAACAGATCCCACACCAGATTGGTAACCGCATTCATCATTTCAGACTTGATATATTGCCAAGTGATTTTCGCTTTCCACTCGCGGCACTTTACACCGTACGTACCATCCCATGACCGGAGAGGTTCTGGAATTAATAGATATAGTTCGTCAAGTCTTTCTTCAATCTGTAGTTTGATTCGGGCCTGTTCTTCGTCAGTGAATATTTCTAAAAGGTTTATTTCAATCCCCATTATATTCAAATTGAAGTCAACCGGTAACAGTTTAGATATTAGTTCCGCGATCTTGACTGGGATGAATAATTGATAATCTTGAATCAATTCATTGAAGGCATCGTCCGCCTCCTTTTCCCAATTTCGAATCTTCCCTTCTTTGTCCCAATACGGAGCAAGTAAATCTGATACCTGTTCAATAGTAGTTTCTACTTCGGTAATAATATCTTGTAATTGATCTATAAGCTCTTGTGCTTCAGCATCAACCTCGTCGACGAATTGATCTTTAAGGTCGATTATATTTTGTCTTAATTGCGTTGGGATGTTAGATAACTTATTAAACTCTTTGACAATGTCCGCACGAGTAGGAGGGAATCCACCCTCGCACGGTATCTCAATTCCTAATTCTAATATGGAAAGTTGATCTACCGCTAACACGCTCAAGGTTTTTAATACATCTAACTGTCCTTTACTGACCGAAG